TGGCGCTCCCAGCGGGAAGAATCCTTTCTTTCCCTTTCCTGTCTGCTGTTCCTGTTTAAACAGGAATGGTTTGCTTTCTTTTAAAGCTTTCACCTGTTCTTCCAGCCCGGTCACTTTTCCATCTTCCCCAAGAATCAGCTTATTACGATCCACCAGGCCGGCAACCAGATCGCTATCCTGTGCAGTAGAAGAAATAGCCATTTTAATCGCATTGGTAAGCTTAAGAGCCTTCAGCTCATTCTGGTGTTCTGTGTCTTTCTGGCGGTTCTGTTCCTGAAGATCTGCAATCTGCTGTTTCAGTGCTTCATTATCCCCTGCTGATGTCTTTAAAGTATCCAACTGGGTTTTATAATCATTCACTGTTGTTTCCAGCTGCTTTCGCTGCTGTTCGGTTGTGTCATAGGTTTCTTTGGCAACATATCCTTCCAGTTCTTTCTTGGATTCATCTGCTGCTTTTTTTGCAAGGCTCTTTTCAATACCCAGAGCCTCAAACTGTTCCTGTGTCATGTCTTTCTCCTTTCTGGTAGTTTCACGCCATTCCGGGCATAAAAATAAGGCTTCTAACCCTCAGCCTTACTGGGAGATTTTGGATCACCGCCTTTCTGATCTTCAACGGTCTTTACCAACTGCAGATTTGCAAGATGCTCTGCTCTTTTCCGGGACACTTCCAGTTCTTCCCCGGCTGTACGAAGAACCAGAGCATTTTCTTTGTCGCGGAAATTATGCTGCACTATCACCTTCAAATAACCACCTCCTTATTGTTTTAGCAACTGTCTTTTTTAACCCTCTGTAAGCAGAACAAATCCCATAAGCTGAAACTAAAATTACCGCCAAATAAGTTGAATATCCACCTACAGCAATCACCATCTTAACTGCTACCAGCAAAATTCTCACATTCCACATCTCTATCCAAATATAAAATGCAAGTTTAAAAAGTGTGAACAGCAGATCCTTACCTTCAATTACTACAGTTTTCATTGTCTTTCCCCCCTATTTGTGCCGGCGCAAATTTAATCATTGTGTGTGACTTTAAGTCCCCACTGCGGAAGGAAATTAATCTCATAATGGTACTTATCCACATCCGATCCAGAAATGTCTTCAACTACATACATGGTATAGTCATTCAAATAAACATAGTCTTTCTGGTACTTTCCTTCTGCGGTCTCAATAATTACTTCCAGTTCTCTTGAAGAGTTATTCTTCAGTGCAAATGTTCCAGTCAATTCCAACAGGATTGTATCTGTTCTGGCATTCAAAACAGTAAGTTTTCTAGTTACGTTGAAGTTATCTGCCTCCTGTGAAATATTCGCACTCACCTGATCAGCTTCTGTGCAACCAGTAGCACAAAAACATGTCAAGATTACCAGTGTCATTAATACTGCAATTCTTTTGGTTGCTCTTCTTTTCATTTTCTTCCTCCTACATTTTGAAACTTCTGTTTTCAAACTTCTTATAGGCATCCATATACAGTTCATTCTTATCGCCGTTATATGTCGGCTCATAGTACATGCCATCTGGTACTGTAGTGCTAAGCAATGCCTTGTTATTCTGCAAAGTCTTACAGCTCCATACCACATACACATCATGTACAGTCACCTGCTGCCGGTCTGTAACATCCATGTGACTATTGGTGTACTCCGCAACTTTTGCTTTACATAATCTCAAAAATTCTTCATGTCCTATGTTGTCTATTCCTTTCTGCAATCTTCAATTGTCGGGATTCCGTACTCTACAGCGCAAGTATGCTCAATTTTGCATCCTCTGGCTTTCTCCCAGCCTTTAGCAAAATAAGCAACATCTGCTGTAGCCAATAATTTCAATGATTCTCCAAGATACCAAAGAGGTCTTGCATCTGTCGGTGCCGACTGAAAGAAAGAATCAATCACTTCTACAGGTTCATCCATCTGCTTTTCTGCGCTCTTGATTGCTTTTTCTCTTTCCTTTAGTATCTCTTCATCTGATTTTCCTCTCATAGGCTGGCTGATAAATAATTTTTTCATTTTCTTCATCCTCTCTTTCTTAAAAATAAGTACAAAAATAACACGTCTTATGGCGTGCTATCATTGTTTTAATAACTGTATTGATATTTTCAGGTAATAAAATACCACCGGTCATTTTCTGACTGGTGGTATTAGTCCATGTTTAATCGTGTTCCGCAATTATTGCAACGAAAACATTTTGTTGTTTTATAATCGCCTATAGGAACCATTACTCCTTTTTTGCAATGACTACAGCCTACTTCTTCGCCATTTCTCATTTTTTTAATTCTTTGAAACAATTCCCCTGCCTTGTTCATGCCACTACCTCCATTTATAATCGGGATAGTCTTTTTTAACTAGCGGCATCTAGTACCATAATACTGTCTTTTCTACTGGTGGATTATCCATTCTTGCTAAGCGCTTCAACTCGTTTCGGACATGCGGCGCTGCAAAAGAGCTTGCATTTTCATGCTCTATAACTTTTCCATCCTCAATTCTCATAAAACCTTTGGGTTCTTTCCCCTCTGGGTAATAGTCGGCAGAAATCATATTATTTGTCTTTTTTATGTTTTTCAAGATTACCATAATATTCTAACGCCTCCTTCGGGTAATCAATTTTTTCAGTGGCCAGCTCATGTGCTTTCCGGTGCTCCATACTAGGATTTTCTCTTTTTATTTTCATTTCAAGGAGCTCTTGCTCTATTAAAGTGCGGTCATGCGGCTTAATGTCTTTTCCTGTCATAAGCCGTTGCCAACTCTGAGCTATGGCACAATCAGGATCAAATCTGCGGTATGCCTTTAAATCCGGATCAAACAACGATTCATCTTCAAAAAGATATGCTTTTATCTTTGCTATATCAGATTCTTCTTTTCCCAGATTTTCAGCAATCTTCTTCGCGTCAGTAGAAAAACTCCTGATCTCTTTGTAGTACATCTCTGCAAAGTTTTCTGCCTCTTCACTGAATATATCTGTGATTCTGGCTCCTGATATCATTATAGCAGAGTCCGCTTCATTTGCAACGGATTTCCACTCTTTTTGTTTCTGCTCATACTTCTTTTTATTCTCCGGATCCAGGGAAAAATCTGCCAACCTACCAAACTTCTTTTCCTGCCTCTTTGCATACTGCTGCCGGCTTTCCTGTTCCTGTTTCCGCACCAGTTCATTCAGCTCTGCTTTGGTATACCTGTTCTTCTCTGGCGGGGTGCTGATGCCTTCGAAATATGTAGTGTGGCTATCTTTGCAGCGCGGATGGTACAGGCCTGCAGCTATGGCACTGCTCATAAATGGATATTTGATTCCGGTCACAGGTGACTTTCCATCTTTCGGACCATTGCTCCACACATCATCAATCAGCACCTTTCCCACAAAAGGCAAGCATTTCGGACAGGGATTTCCGCGCTTATTCATAATCACTGTAGATATTCCCCATTCCTGGCGCTTCTGACCTTCTCCTTGCAGGTATGCCCTTTTGCTGGCTGTTCTGATTGCCATATCCGCATAATCAGCAAGTGTATGCCTTGCGCCGTTTGCATACTGCACACAATTCAAGCCAGCCTTTACAAAATCCTCTGTAGCCATATCCACAGCTTTCTCATAGGTGCCGGCTCCGGTGTTCGCGTATACCTGGGCATTGTAAATCACTTTACGGTACTGGTCATTTGCCATTCGAAGGACAGCAATTTCCGCCTGTTCCATATCATCCATGGTTGCTTTGATTAACGCTTCCAGTTTTCTGTCATTCAACTTGAAAAATTCAGCAGCTGCCCCCTTGGCAATACGTTTGGCAGGAAAACCATTTCTGATAGCTTCCAGGATCGCAATCTCCTGTGCCATCTCGCCTTCAGATCTGGACATGGTTATCAGTGTTTTGATCTGCGCATTGATATCCTTGAACTGCTTGCCATGCTTCTTCTGGTTGTCCTTCTTGTACTTTTCCAGGGATTTCAGCTGCAGTGCCTGCCACATGGTCCATTGTTTGTCTTCATCGATCTCTTCCAGCTTGTGCCGGCGCATATTGCGGATCATGGAAGATATAAGCTCATTTTCTATGGCTTCAAAAGCAGCTCCAATGTCGTAGACGGTGTTAAGCTTAGGCATCTGTGATTACCTGCTTTCGAATGTTTGTAGCAAGTCTTGCACATCTCGCCCTTTGCGTACAACGAATATTTGTACAATATTTGACCTGTTCTGTAAGGCTTGAGCAATCTATCTTCTCCACTTCTGGTTCAAAGTCTGGACAATAACTACAGAATTCCTGGAGCAACAGTGTAAATCCTGGAACATTCATCTGGATCACCTCCCGTTTGCATATACCTTAAAGCCCTGGCTTTTGAATATTCGGATCATGTCCTTCAGCTTTGTTTTGCTTGTACAGGCATCATTTCTAAGCTCAGCATAATCATTCTTTTTCAGAGCGTACACGCCCATCGGTACCTGCTCTTTTGCTACTTCCAGAAACTCCTGGTACTCCTTTCGGTTCATCCTGTAGATCCGTGGTCCTACTTTTACCTTCATCATTCTCACCTTCTTCCAGACTTGTTTCAAATTCTCCTGCTTTCATGGTAAGCCCCGGCTCTTCCAGATCCTGCACTCCCTGTTCCAGTTTCAGACGTTCTACTTCTGCTTCCTTTTCCTCATCTGTCCAGGTATCTCCGTACAGCTGATCCACAGAAGTTTCAAGGCTCATAACTCCGTACTGTTTAGCTTTTCCTACAGTTTCCACAGTTGTTCCAAAGTCTGGGGATGCATACTCTCCAAACTTCACGGATATTTCATACTCTCCCGGATTGTTCCCGTTCATAATATCGTCACACTGCAGGATTGTCTTGAACAGTTCCGGCAATGTACTGTTCAAAGCGTCTACTATCTTCCCTCTCACATGAAGGGTAACCTTTTCTTTCTCCCTCTGTGATTCTGCATTATCTGTTTTCTTCAGATCAATTCCCAGTGTGGATGGTGATATGATTCCCTGAAGGGCCATATCAAGGAAATTGGCGTAGCTGTTTACGTAAGCTTCGTAGGATATCTGAGGCTGTGAGATTTCCACCTGGTGGCTGGCATTCTCTCCCATATCGTCCCCAATGGCAATAAAGTCATTGTCAAATGG